TGTTAGGTTAGCGTTAATATCTAACACATTCTCAAACAAATCTGTTAATTCTTTTTTGATTCTGGTACTATCAGAATAAATTGTTAAAACTTTACCGCTTTCATTTGCTGTTGTAGCTTCTTCAGCAAAAATATCCAACGCAACAGAAATTTCTGGTGTATATTCCATGGCCTCATAATCGTAATATGATGCAATTCTTGTTGGTTCATAGTAAACAGCTTTTTGATAAAGTTCATTATCAATTTTTTTCCATTGATTTTGTAGGTATAGAGTTTGTTGTGCCTCTAACTTTTTTTGTTCCAAATCATTACCACTTAACCCATTGAATGAACTAGGGTCAATTACGTATTTTGGGCCATCGACTTCATTACCGAGAACCTTATTTAATCTTTGAAATATTGTTAATCTATTATCTGCCATATATTTTTAATTTACGTATTCACATTCTACAAATGGTGGAAATTTGTAGTTTTCTACATCTTGATCCCATTCTTTTTTTTGCACGTATGTTGTTGTACCATCAGATTCTATTGAACATTTAATAGCATCAACATTTCTTTGTAATGCTATACCGTCTTTTTTATCGAAATTTTTTGGTTCACTTCCTCTAACGATTGATGTTGACCCGAATCCACTGCTTCTAGCTTGTCTAATTATGTTTGCCATTTTGTTTAGTTGTTTTTAATTATTAGGTTTAGGTTTAGTTACGCCAAATAACCAGCCAAATTCCCTTGTATTCATCATATTATTATTTGTCGTAAATTCATCAGAATTGTAATATGATTTATCTGGATTTGGTGAGCTAGTTACGTCTTTTAATAAATAGTCTGCTTCCGTTTTTACGTTATTAGTTGTTATCTTCCAACTATCTAACATAGCTCTGGTCATATTATCTGATTCTTGTAATCTTTTAAATGACGTATTAGCTACAAATAGACACATACCAAGAGCCATAATAAGGTCATCGTGTGAACCTTTCATATGGTCTGGCTTACCGTTTTTATAAACGAATTTTTTTAACTCAGCTGTCAATCTTTCACTTCTGATTTTAAAACCACCTCTAGCAACAGCCTCTTCTAAAGCAGCTACAATTTGACTTCTTCTGTTTTTTGATGCAAAATTTATACCTGGGATAGAGTTTTCATCTGGTATAAAATACATACTATTATTATCACCTTCTTTATCGTAATGTAATAATTTTTTAGGATAATTTAAATCTTTAAGTTTTTGGGTTGATGCAATACCCATACCACCTGTGATATCAAAAGTTGATAATGCATCATACATCCTACCGTATTGGTCAACTATTAAAGCTGCGATATCTGGTTGAACTTTACCATGGTATTCCAAAACTTGTTCAAACGTATCATAATCAATAATGCACATACCAGTAGCATCTTCGGAATCACCACGAGATACATCCAAAGCTAAAATATATCTATGACCTTTTTCAGGTAATTTCCATATCCATAAATTACTGTCCCAAGCCTTATCTTTAACAATCGGTTCGATGACATTTTCTTGTTCTTGTTTTCTAATAATTTCACCCTCAATAACGTTATCACCAGAACCAATAAATGCACACTCCAACTCTTGGTTGATCATACGTTTATTAAAGTTCATATCTCTACACATATTTTCATACCATGTAGAGTGTGGTTTATAACCATCGCTAATAAATTTAGCTATAACATCTTGGTGTAAATCAATAACCGATTCAATAATATCTTCATCTTTTTCAGACGCTGGTTTTTGGATCCAGTCAACAATATCTTTAGTTTTGATTAAACGTAAATCCTTGTTAAATCGTGGATCTTGCCACCATTTTAAATGGGTAACACAAAAACTGTTATCACCTTTGATAGCACCTTCATATGAAGCATAATAAATTGGGTCTAATCCATTAGGAGTTGAGATTAATACAGCTTTACCACCAGTACCAATTGAAGCGAGACACGCTGTCCATAACTCCTGACCACCCTCAACGAAGGCAGCTTCATCAATTAATAAAACAGTTGGTGTATAACCACGCAAGGCATCCTGGGATGTTGCAACGGCTTTAATTTCGGAACCGTTAGATAATCTAACGTGTTTTTGTGATGATTTATCAAATGAAACATTTACCCAATCAGGTAATTGTTTGATAAAGTTAATGATTTTGTTTTGGAACTCAATCGCTGTTTCCTGTTTATTCGCAAGAATCAAAACCTTCTCAGGTCTATCTGGACTAGCAAAAGCTGTAAGTACAGCAGAATAGGCGGCTGTTACTGTTGAGATACCAGCCTGGCGATATTTTAAAACTAGATTAAATCTATGTTTTTTATAATTAGCAACAAGTTTTCTTTGACCATCAAAAAGCTCAAAAGGGACATAACCCTCTCTGGTTTTATCAAATGTCTCAAAATAACTTTCTATGACATAACAAAAATCCTGAGAGCATTTTGCATACTCTAATAGTAACTCTTTTTTATCGGTAATTTGTTTTGCCAAGGTCTATTCTTTCCATATAAATAGTTTATTATAGTCCTAAATCGCTTAAATCAAAATTATCAAGGTCATCTTTAATAAAATTATATTCCATAATTTCCATTCTTTTTTCCTTGACAATATCTTTTATCTCTTTTTTAGCGTAATCAGGTCGATGCTCTAACAACGACATAAAATCAATAAAATCTTCAGCATCTCTTTTGAAGAGATCAATTAAGATTAATTTTTTAATGTCATAATCTTCTTCATCAATTAAAGCGTGAAAATTACCCCATATAACAGGGAATAAACGAATATCCCATAATTCAGAAATAATTGTATCAGTATAATCAATTACTTTATCTGAGTTTTCTTTTGGTAAACCAGCTACAGATAATAAAGATATAATACCTTTTATCATTTCATGGATTAATATCGGTAAATTAATCGCTTTTGCTATAATTTTAGGTGTTTCTCCACTAAAGTCAAGCTTAACGTAACCTGCGTTATTAGAATCATCAGCTTCAATTTGTTGTTGAAACATCTCATCGCTAATTAAATAATAAAACAAGTCATTAGCAATTAAAGCTTTTTGGTAGTAACCAGTAATATCTGGTACAATCTCCTCAATTTCGGAACTATATAAATGAAATAAATAGTGACCTCTTAATGAAGCACCTTGTGCAAACCCATTAATTGTTCTTCTTTTTACAACCTCATCTTCCATTTCATTTTCAATTTCCTCTTTTTCTTCTTCAGTTAAAGGTGATTCCATATTTGTTTCCTCAGGTAGTTTAATATTACCTGGCTCTAATATTTCTAAATCAAAAATAACCTCATCTTTACCGAGAAACCATTCTTCTCTTATGATTTTTTCAGCAAGTTTGCAAAGTTTTGGTCTATTACCACTCTCTTTATTTGTTGCAATATAATTAGCAGAACCTGCACACATCATAACTTCCATTGGATTTAGTTGTGATTTGTCTATACCAAATGTGTTACTATAAGAGTCGACCAACTCTTTATATCTTTCAGATGCAATAACTTCCTCTCTCCACCTCTCTGGGTGTGTGGATTGGTCGTAGTATGGCATTTTAGCCAAAGGATGTGTTCTTTTGGATAACGCATCAACTGTCGCCTTAGCGATAAAATTAGGGTAATCACCCAACTGTATTCCTGATTTTCTCATAAAAAAAATGCCTTGTTTATTATTAACAAGGCAAATGTAAGTAAAAGTTTTTAAATAAACAAATTTTTTTTAAGCTTTTGGTCGACCAGGGTTTGTTTTTGGGTTAGGGATGTTAATTTTTGATGGATCCTTAACTGGCGTGGGTGTCTTTACTGGTGTTTCAACAGGTGCTTGTGTTGGGTTTTCTTGATTATTTTTCATATTGCAAATTTATTTTTTACGTTGTTTAACAAATTCCAAAATATCTGATTTTGTCAATTTTGGTTTTTCTGACTGTGCAATAATACTAAATGTTTTTGAATTAACCAAACTTTCTTTAAGATTTTTTAAATTATCCAATAAACCTCTTAATTTTGAATAAGCTTCTTTTTGTTTATTAGCTTTTAGTAAATCAACTGCTTGGTTAATTTGGGCTTTCAGATAAGGGTTTTGAATATCGTTAATAAACTGTGTGTAAGCTGCATCATCCATTTTACTAATAATAGTATTTGCTGGCTCCATAACTTCTTTCTTTTTTTCAGTTGGGAATAAACTTATTTGTTTTGTATCCGCAACATTAACAACGTTAAAATTACCTTCGTTTTCTAAGGCGTTTTTAGCGTCATCAAAAGTTTTAAATTCCTCAGACTCATTATCAGACATATCATAATGATAAACAGTGTTAGCGTATTCAATAACATCTTCTTCAGACGCATTTGCTTTAACTGTACCAGATTCATCATCAATATTATATCTATTACTACTACCCTTTGGTGTATTTCTTTTAGTCCATGGTAAATCGTAATATGTGTAACCCGAAATTTTAGACATTAACTCATCAATGGTATCCTCAAAAGACCACTGACTAGCAGAATCATCTTCTGTTTGCATACCACTAGCTGTATTAGAAATTTGTTGTAATGTATTTTTTAAATTATCCAAACTTTGCATTACTTCCCCTGGGTTGTCAATTGCTGCGGCAGCTACTGCACCTATTGCGTTATTATTTGTTTCCATGTTTTTAATTAAAATTTATCGATTTCTTCTTTATTTATTAT